GAACCCAGGACCTACAGGTTAAAAGCCCGTTGCTCTACCTACTGAGCTAAGTGTCCGAAACTGGTAGACCCTGTTGGATTCGAACCAACGACCTGCGGATTAAGAGTCCGATGCTCTACCGACTGAGCTAAGGGTCCATAAACTGGTAGACGAGGAGGGACTCGAACCCCCAACCAAACCGTTATGAGCGGTCGGCTCTAACCATTGAGCTACTCGTCTAGATGTAGATTCGATGCTCGAAATCCGGATTCACATGAGCGCCAACTACTTGACGCACGATGTAATAATAATCGATGAACCGATCACCGTCACGAGTATACACACCATGGGCATTCCGTGCTTCATCTTCCGACGCATACACGCCAAGGAGCACAGAACCTGCCATATCGAACTCACCTAGTAATGCAAAAACTTCCATAACAATTTCCTTTCAAACTATACACACAGTATACCCCAGATTTAAGAAAAAGTCAAGCCCCTATTTTGCATTTTATCAAATTATTTTTTGGTGACCCCTACGGGATTCGAACCCGTGATCTTCGCCGTGAAAGGGCGATGTCCTAGACCGCTAGACGAAGGGGCCAACTGGCGGAGAGGGTGGGATTCGAACCCACGGTACCTTGCAGTACGCTAGTTTTCAAGACTAGAGCAATCGACCACTCTGCCACCTCTCCTAAACGTTAGAGACCAATCGCGGTACGATATGTCTCTAGAATCATATCTTCTTCTTGCCGAATATGCGCTTCCTTTTTACGGAGACGAATAATCTGGCGAGTCGCTTTAGCATCGTAACCTTCGCCTTTCAACTCAGAATAGACTTCCTTACGATCTGCCTTCCTAGCATCAAGATCCGCTTCGATATTTTCGATGCGCTCGATGAAGAGGCGATACTTATCAACTGCAATAATGTCACTCATAATATTCTCCTACAAAATGGATGCCCCGTCAGGTCTCGAACCTGAACTCTTCTGAATCAAAATCAGACGTGTTGCCAATTACACCACGGGGCAAGAACCTCAATAACAAAACCAATATACTATAGATTTATAAAATAGTCAACACTTTTCTTCAAACTATTTGTATGGGTCGTAATTTCTTCCCCATAACCATCCACTCGGTAGACTGAACGATCTTGGGTCGACCAGATGCGTCTTACCACTAGGTTCAACACACCACCTTCGCACCCGCATACTTTGCATAAGACTCATCTTGCGACGAGTCTCGTAGGAGTGCCTCCGATTATACATCGGATTATTCTCTCCCCGACGAGTTCCCTTCATCGTCCTGCTAATCTTTGCTCGATGCTCGTCTGACAATCCATTGGCATTTGGGTTTTTACTACCCTTCTTTGCCTCGGCAATTTTCTCTCTGCCTTCTGGAGTGTGCAATCTATTTCGTCGGCGAGTTACCTTGTCAACGACTTTAGAGATCTTTTGTTGCTTAGAAGCAGTTTCGCGAATCAACTCAATGTTGGTTGTCTGTAGAATCAGTTCGCGAGGTTTTGGGACGATTGTTGGATCTTTTACGATCCACAGTTCCGTTTTATGTTGAAAGAGGTAAAACCTCATTTACAATGCCTTTATCAATCAACGTCAAATCATGTTCCCGATCAATGTATTTAAACTCTACATGGTCTGGATCAAATTCCTGTAGCGCCTCGAAGACATCCTTCGTATTTAGCGCCGAGCACGTATACACATCCAGTTGCATGAGAGCAGGAGAAACCTCATCCCAAACATGCATAGCAATATGCGATGTTTCGATAATAGTAACTGCAGTCAAACCACGATTGCCTTCCATGTCACTGTAAACAGCATATGGACCCATTAGTATCTTCATACCAATTTTATCAACCAGAGTCTTCATCCAGTCCTGGATTGCCTCTGCGCATTGTGGTGGATTCTTCAATTCAGCTCTGATAATCAGATGTTTATGCTCAAGAATTTGCCCCATCGATGTTCCTTCTTCGTAGGTGCTGGAAAGATCTTATTTATAAGACCGACAAAGACTTTTTTGCTCGAGACTGCTTCTTAACCTCTGGTTTCTTCCATCCAGGAAGGAATGATTCTAGCACATCTGCTAATGTAGGATACTTATCGAGGAGTTTCTGGTCCTTGACAAGATCGAGCAGTTCTACCTCAGTAGCTACTACGCCCTGACAGATCTGCATCCAGAGTTCTTCCCTACGCCACTGACCGAGATTCTTTGCGCTTCCATCTGGTAGCAGAGTTAGAAGACGACGAAACTCCTGTGTGATGGTGGTGTCGCCCATATTTTCGGGGAGACCTTCATCCTTAAAGGGAGTCTTACCTTCTGGTAGATTCCATGGACCTTGTTCGTAACCCACACCCCATGCAATAAATCGCATAAGAATAGAGTTGCCGACTGAGATTGCACCAACACGTGCGGAAAGTTCTTCTGTTGTTTTTGCTTCAACTGCCCAGTCAAGAGCCTCGTTGATTTGCCTAAATTTCTTGGGTACTATTGCCATTTAAAATTCATCCACTAGTTCAATCAATTGTGTCATACGATTAGCGATAAAGTAGTTCAATAGACCAGAACGGTCGCCACCCTTCTGCATCTCGTAACTATCTATAATACTTTCCTTAATATCTTCAGGAATTCTTGATAGATCAACCAGTTCGCGGTTGCGCTGGTAGTTGCGCCACATTTCATCACTGTTGATAAACTCTTCTGGTTTCTGAGTTTTCCATTCAGCGAGTTTATCTTTACGAATAGGACGCTGACGGTCACCATTGATGAAAGTGTCATCACAGGAAAGGATATTCGGAACACCGTCACCCTTATCGCCCATGATAATATGTTCCATGAGCACTGCTTCAGGTGATTCCTTCAACTTACAGAACTTCTTTTGAACAGGAGCATACTGTTTAACATTGTTCCACTTCTGCAGTTGCTGGAAGTCATGGTCACCAGAAAGAATAAGGAAAGGTTCAGCACTAGGCATGAGACCATCAGTGTTCATAGTCTGACTATACTCGGCGAGCACTGCGATAACATCATCTGCCTCAGCACCATCAACGTCGATTACAGGATAAGGGAAATGCTCTGTGAGTTCGGAGCGAACAAGGTGTAGCGCCTCGAAGATAGAGTTCCAGTCGAATCCACTTTCATCACGCGACTTCTTACGGTTTGCCTTGTAGTTCGGGAAATACTGACGACGCCAGTAGTGACGATTGTCACAGGCGATAACCATATCGCCAAACTCAGGACCAAACTTCTTACGATATGACCGAAGCGCATTGATAATCATGTGACGAACGAGAGGGATGTTTACCTCAACGTCACGACGACCCGCCAAATTTGCCATCAGACTGCTGATTGCAGTCTGGTTATAATCTACAACAATCACGTTTCATCATTCCCATCATTTAATTTTGTATCAAGTGCATTACGAATATCAGTTAGTAGATACGTTTCAGGCGTATCAATCCCACGTTGACGCAAGAACATCCCATATACCAGAACAGAAATTACTGCTGCATCAGCATAGAAACTATCGTGTTTTGTAATGCCAAACTTCTCAGTGCAAACCTTGGTGATTCCTGCCATGACTGATCGACCTGCACGTTCGGCGTCTTGATACGAGTTGTAGTCATCAATACCTTCGAGGAAGTATGTAAGAGATTCCTTATCTGGATTTGTATCTTCGAACTTCTTCTTAGGATTAAGAAAAGTCACGTTATCATTATCGCTCATCAAAACACTTTCAAAATTAATGTAGTCGGAGTCAGTCGCGCACGAACAGGTGCAGGCTTACTCTTAACGGCTGAGTACCATTTAGTCAAGTCTTTTTTCGCCAGTTCAGCAAATTCTTTTACTTGAGTCTCTGGTTTACGTAGCAACCGTGAGTTAGAGAAGTTCTCATCAAATCCTACAAGACTTGCACCCTTGACAGTAATGCTACCACTGACTGGGTTATAGTACTTGGAGATCTTTCGAGTCTTGGTGTCGAAAGTCCACACTTCACTACAGTTTAGCAGATTGATAGGTTCGACACTGGCGATACCAAGTGCAGTATCTTCCTTGAGGAACTTTAGGTTCTGGACCAATTTGGTCTTATCCTTTGGTTTCTTCTTACGAACCTTAGCAACCTGCTTGCTGACATGCGACTTTTTAAGATCGTTGACATAGGATTCGAGCAACTTGACGATATCCTTGACAATCTTCATACCAGACAGATGTTCGTAACTCTCGAGCAACTGCGATTGCATGTCAGTCAGTTTTGCCTTGGGTATACGACGAACTTCTACCAATTCAGCAAACTCGGCGAGGATAGGTTGAATCTTTTCGACGCACTCAAGGTAATGTCTGTCTGCCATACGATATGGCATAAGAATTTGTGCTATATTCTTTACATCTTCGCCAATGACCAGATTCTCGATCTCGTCATTAACATCAGATACAATGAAGTGACCTGCAATCAACGGTTTCTTTGCAACCTTGACTACAGGTTCTGGAGAGGTGTCATCCTCTTCGAGTTTGGTACGCTTATTGAAAGTTTCCTCGACCTTCTCCCAGATACGAGAGGTATCTCTGTCGTTAAGAGGGAACCCACGCATAGCGATACGAGCTGAATTAGCATAGGTGCGTGGAAGCAACTTGTCAGGAATCTTACTGAGAGTTTTCAGTTTATCCCTATCACCCTTGAACCAGTCGCTCAAGAATGCACGACAATCCTTAGCATCCACGATGTAATTATACCAAGAGAGAGCATTACCAAACTCTGCCTGATAGTTTACAGGTTCGTAGTCGGCAACCCAAATGGGTTCGACACCAACGAATTTCGATTCAGCAATAGGGACTTTCAACTTATGCATGGGTTCACCTCATCAAATTTATAGATTACTTATACCGCATTTCTGCAGAAAAGTCAAGCCATAAATTTGACATTTGTGATAGTATCATATCTGAA